GGCTCTTTAGGTTGACCGTAAGAATCTTGATTTTCTTTATTATTAACATTAGCTTTCTTTTGAATAGTTATTCTATGCCTAAGTTCTCCTGGATTCATACTGCTGTACCTCCAGCTTGTATCAATAAATCAGTTGCAGTCTTAATGCTCTGGATGGAGTCGGCATTAAAAGTTAATGCAACCTGTATCAATTTTATTACAGCCTCATTGTATTCAATATCTGCATATTTTAATTGAGTAATAATGCAATCTAAACTAAATGCAATTTTATCTGCTTTTCCAATAATATTTCTATTCTCATACCAATGACCAACTAAAAGTTTTACCGCTAGGTTATATAATTCAGTATTGTTTATTGTAGCACCGGCATTTGCTAGATATAGCTTAGCCGCTAGCAGTAACCCATTAATAAGTGTATCTTCTTCGATACCATCTATTTTGAGAAATTCTTTTATTTCAGCTAAAGACAAATTAACCCCTCCTTAAATCAAAAGAGGGGATTAAACCCCTCTAAAATTAAACTGTAACTGTTACTTCTGCCTTAATTACAGCCTCTTCATCAACAGTTTTTATATCTAGTCTTTCTCTAACCTTTACGCCAGTTAAATCTTTTTGCCAAAGGTCTCCAGCTTCAGTAGAAAACTCAACAGATAAACTTTCTCTATCAAAGATAGTTATAGCTTCTTTTAAATCACCACAGTAGAATGGGTGCTTATATCCTGTAGGAGCTTCAACAGGACCTACTATTGTAGATGCTAATACTTTATTTTTAACCACTTTAACAGGATATTTACCAAATAAAAGCTTTTGGGTAGCATTTACGGGATTTTTTTCTAAAATATAATCCCCATCGGTATTTTTAAGCTTATCTAACCAATTAAAGCCATTTTGGTTAGTAAGCACTATTGAAGAAAGTGCAATTGCAGGGTCCAATGAAACATTAAAGATATCTTTGAAGTCATCAAAGCTATCTACAGCAACTGTTTTAGCCCCACCAAAGCTAGTGTTAAGCTGACTTAAGATTAAGAAGTTTCTTGTTGCCTTAGCCTTCTTTACAATCCACTTCTTTAAATATCCTAAGATATTCTCAGCAGTATCTTGAAGCAACTCTCTAGTTACCTTTAAGATGCCACCCTTTTTCTTAACCTTATACTCTATATTCTCAAACTGTGGTGTAGCGCATTCTGGGAAGTCTGCTGCTTCTTCTACGTTATCAAATGGAACTTCATCTGCATTCACTTCAATAACTCTTGAACCACTTAATGTTGAAACTGGTTCAACATTTACTAGAGTTTCAAGCGCATCTTCACTTCTTCTTAACTCTTTGATTTGAGTCCTTAGATCCTTAGGCACAGTTAAGCCACCGTCAGAAACCCCGGCTGTTGGGTCAGCTTCATTCATTTGATTTAGTATTTCCACATCTTTAGCGCTAGCAGTTTTCTTAAGTACAGTTGCCTTAAACACATTGATAAATGCATTTATGAAGTTTGGCTTTTTCTCATTAGCAGCCTTTGCAGTGTCATTAGCCGCCTGATCCTCCATCTCTTCTTCTTCTTCATCGTATAAATCCTTCATAACATCGAATTTATCTTGAAGTTTGATAAGTTCTTCTTTAGCAGCCTTTGCCTCATCAATCTTATTTTGAGTTGCTAGATTCCTAGCCTCTACTTTCTTTGCATTTATTTGGTTAAGTAATTCCCTTAATTCTTTATTCATTCTTGTTTCCTCCTAGATTTTTTTAATTTTGGATATAAAAAAAGAACTAGATTAATTCTAATTCCATTAATAACTTAGCCTTTTCAGCTTCTATAGTATTTTTAGGGTCTGGTGTTGGATCTGGCTCATCAATATCTTCTACTTTGAAAGTATTAGGTACATTTTTATAGTTTTTAAAGATAGAATTATCGAATTTAGCAGCCACCTGCTTTTCTGCTATGATTTCATCACACAGTCCATAATCAAGGCACTCTTGTGCAGTCAGCCAAGTTTCTTTATCCATTAAATCCGAGACAGTTTCATCATCAAGCTTATCTCCTGACTTATTTAAATATGTTTGTCTAATGGATATGTCAATTTTATCAAGAGAATTAGCTGTATCCCTTAAATCCTTTGAATTACCTGCAGTATAGCACCAAGCATTATGAATCATCATCATTGCATTACTTGGCATTATAACTTTTCCTGCCATAGCAATAACAGAAGCAATACTCGCTGCTAAACCATCTATATATATATTTAAAGCGCAGTTTTTAGCTTTTCTTTTAAGCATATTATAAATTGCACTACCCTCAAATACATCTCCACCAGGGCTATTAATATAGATATTTAAGGTCTTTATCTCTCCTAGCGCATCAAGTTCCCTTTTAAAGCTCTGCGCTGAATGTGCATAACCACCTCCACCCCATGAAGCAATTTCTATATATAAATACAAATCAGCTTCATCATCAGTTTTATTCTTAAATTCCCAATACTTTTGATTTTTAGGCATCTTATTCACCTCCCTTCGCTGTATATTGCTTACCAACCATTGTTATAGGAATGTAATTACCATTCATTACAAGCTCATCTCCGCCTTCTTTCCAAGGCTTATCAAGCAACTCCCTTGCTTCATTTGGAGTATAAATAGCATTATTAACCGCCTTTGATAGTGTCTCCATTTGAGTTTTACTGTCAGTTCTAAGCATAACTTTCTCATTAAATTTATAAAAACAGTTCTCATCTATTTCTAAATCATCTAGAAGCTTATAATTAAGCTCTTCTTCATACTGTTTTAAGATAAATAGTTCAGTATCTACATAAAAACTTAATTGCTGCATTTCAGAGTTAGCATAGGAGCTCTTTTCATAATTATTTATTTGATTAGGTTTAATACCCATTGCTCCAGCTATCTGTAAGGCACTAAACTTCTTTAATTCAAAGAATTGGCTATCAGTTAGCTTAATATCTAGCGGAACTAACTTCATTCCTAAAGGTACTGGTATGATTTTACCGCTATTTTGTGAGCCATTTGCAAAGGCTTCGAATCCAGCAACAAGCTTTTTCCTTGCTTCCTCATTTAGATCGCCAGTATATTCAAGGACTGCTTTAGCAGTTAATCCGCTTTTATAAAGGCTATTCATGAAGTTTTGACTCTCAAGACCACCTTCTACTGTGCTTCTTAGAATATCTTTAACAGGAACTCCTATAATTCCATCAAAACTATAAGATGTTTTAAAATGAAGTACATCATCACTATTTAAAACATACTGTTCTCCTGAATACTTATCAACGTATGAATACCATATGCGCCCTTTGCCTCCAAAATAGCCTTTATCATCTATAAGTACTTGTACACTGTCTGAAGGCATAATCCATAAGTCCTGTACTTCATAGCTGCCTCCATACTTTGCTCTTTTGAATTTTCTTCGTATCCAAACATAAGCATTACCGTAATGATTACGATTTTGTTCTATCGTGGCCCAAAATGTTGAAGGTGTCATTAATGGGTTAGGTCTTATTTTTAAAAGTTTATGCACTTTATTTGATTTTGCTTTTAAAATTCCCTTATCGGTTTCTTGATAAAACTTTAAAGGCATCTTTCCAAGTGCTTCTGAAAGCATCTTTAAACAAGTGAAATATGTAACCTCACTAACAAGTCTTTTGGGGGTAGAACTTATACCTAACCAGTCGAGTAAAGCTTCACTCTGCATATTGACTGCAGTTTGAGGAGCAATTATGTTTTTAATACTTCTTACAACTCTTGTCCATATATTCAATATCTCACCTCCCTTCCTAAGCCCAGCCCATCATCTTTAAATAATCTTCAGTTATTTCATTTATGTCTGACTTAGTTTCATTCTTCATAGCTTCCTTCCAGGCATCTATAACAGCGTCTACTGGGTCTATTCTTTTAACTCTTAGGTCCTTATCTATTTTTATTTCACCAAAACTATTAGATACAGTTTTAGCATTTGCTACTGACCATGTGAGCAGTTCATTTCTCTTGTCATAACTTACATTGCCTGCTTCTGTTTCTAGCCTCAAATCACATGTAGCATCATTTAGATTTTTAGCTGATTGAACTATCATTAATGCATCGCATCCAAGTTCTTCAATATCACTAAGGAAAGCATCTGCATTATGTGGGTCGTAACAAAGCATTTGAACTTTTAAGTCATGTGTTTTAATAAGCTTTTTCAAGTGAGTAATTATATATTTATAGTCTGTTTTAATGCCTCCTAGAGTTTCTGTTACAGTTAACAAGTCCTGCATCTTCCATATGTCATAGGGTGCATTATCTGTCTTTATATGCTCTGCTAGCCTATTTGATGGTATAAAACTATGAGAATATATATAATACTTCCTCACACCATCTACATAATAAACAAAAACTATAGCTAGTGAAGTTAAGTCTCCACCACTGGAAAGGTCAAGACCTACCCAGCACTTGTGGCAATTATAAGCTTTAATAAATTCATCAAGGTTTAGCTCGCTTCCACAGGCCTTCCAAGCATCAAAGTTCTTCATATACTGATTATCTGAAAGCTGTACCCAAATATTAAGCTGTTTTGTGAGGAAGTCTCTTAGTGTGCTTCCTCCCATATCTCTAGCAGTATTAGCTACAGGGATTAAATTCTCAAGCGCTGCTTTATCATAAGCTAAAGTAGGGTTTGCTTTAATCCAGTTAATAGGCTCCCAAATATCATCCTCAATATTCATTTGAGCTATATATACAAACTGAGTTTCATTACTAAATGCACCTTTTAACAGATTGCAACAATATTCATAAAGCTCATAGCATGGTGAATTCAGGTCAAAGCCTGCAGTAGTTATTACACTAATGAGGGCTTGCTTCATTTTCTTAATACCACCCTCAAGGAGCTTGTACATTTGATTATCCTTATGAGCGTGGTATTCATCAACTATTCCTAGAAGCGGTCTAAATCCATCGATGGACTTCGTATCTCTTCCAAGAGCTCTTATGATAGAGTTGGTTAAATTACAGATAATAGTACTTTTATATTCTTGGACCTTAAATAGTTCTTTTAGGTCCTCATCAGAATTTATAAATTTAACCATTTCATTAAATACTATTTTTGCCTGCTCTGCTTTAGTTGCTGTACAATAAATCTGTCCATAATTATATCCATCAAAGTTTCCGTAGTAAGTTCCTAGGATACCATTTAAAAAGGATTTACCATTCTGCCTGCCTAGCTGAATATATGAAGTTCTAAACTTCCTATAACCAGTGCCTTTTTCAACCCAACCATTCAAGGATCCTAGTATGAAGTCTTGAAAAGAATATAGCTGAAGTTGAGTTTTTTCCTCTCCTTCAGCTATATATAGGGTTTCAGCATATTCAATTATTCTTAAAGATTTTTCTATATCAAACTCATACTTGTAAGGTGCTAACTTAGATTTTTCTAAATCATCTAAGTGCCTTTGACAAGCAAGCAAAACATACTTACCAGCAACTTCTCTATCTTCTACAACATCAAGAGCGTACCTGGTTACTCTGTCTATTCTATCCACTAGCACCACCTGCAAACTTACTGAATTTGTTCTTAGGTGCTTCCTCGTTTTTCTTCCTCGGTACATTCTTGGTTCTGGCCACAGGATTTAAATACAACCTATCTGAAAGCCTTATAATTTCTTGCCGTTTCATTCTAACCTCAACATCTACAGCCATGAACATTCTTAGACCTTCTTTTCTATCCTCTGGAACTAAAGATTTCATTTGCTCTCTAGCAATATTTAATGCTACAAGCAAATCATCAAGCTCAGAAACCGATAGGCAATATTGATTTATAATGTGCTCATCATAAGAGCCAATGAACTCTATTTCTTTAAATAATTTTTTTAGCCGCTTAAACTCCTGCAGTGCTCTTTCATCAGCCATAACATCTAAACTTGCTTTAAAAGTATGGTTTTTTATTATAATTTCAGCTGATTTTCTCCTATCAATTTCAGCCTTGGTTAATCTGTTAGGATTGCCTGCAGCTGTATGTAATTCAATAGGTTTTGCATTTCTTCCCAAGGCTTCCACCTCCATTTTTAATGTCAAAGTTTTATAAAACGAATTTCTGCGTGAATACACAGGGATACGCGACATTCGTCGCGCACCTAAAACTTTTCACCCTCCCCCTACCCCCAACGGGTATTAATCATTCGACAAAATCCGACACTTGTCGAATGAGGTAACTAAGATTATCTACCGAAGTCATGGGTAATCTTTATCTCATTTCTTTAATAGACTTCTAAGCTTCTCTCGTACTTCTTTCTTCTTATCCGTCTCATAAGCTTTATGTACTAACTGATGATGATGCTCGCACAAACAAATAAGATTGTAATCACTAAGAGCCTTGCTCCTATCTTCCTTAAGCTCTATGATGTGGTGTACAGTATCCATAGCCTTTATAGTATTATTACTGAAGCATATCAAACACAGTCCTTTGTCTCTTACCTTGGCTGATTGCTTAGCTCTCTTCCACTCTTTGCTATTATAAAAGCTTTGCTCCCATGCATCAGCTCGATTATGTTTATATATCTTATGTCTATCCTTTTGTCTTTCATCATACTTAACCTGGCACTCTTCACATCTTGGTTGCTCTAGTGGAATTTTCTTACCACATCTACATAACTTTAATAGTGCCATGCTTTCACCTGCCTCTACACTTCCTCTCATCTACATCTGCTCTCTGCCTCATCATCTTATCTATATCAGAAAAGGAGAGATGCTCTTGATTGCAATCTCTCCTTCTACGTTTCCTATGAGTTTTTCTATTTAATTGTTTATGTATGTTAGGTTGATTAGCTTTCATTACACTTCCGATTCTCACATCTCTCACCTTCTTTATTTTGTATATGAAGAAAGAGCCCTTTAGGAGCTCTTTCAGCTTTTACTAAATTCATATAGGCTTATTTCCCAACGAGTTTTTTCAGAATATATTCTGCAATTGAGATTTCTAATGGACATAAGTCTAAAGTAGCTTGTCCTTGTTTTATCATATCAATAATATTATAATCTTCCGAAATGGCATATGCTTCA